CTCTAGGCCGTCGACTATACGCGTCTAGATCTCATTAATAATTGTATAGTAATTTATCTATACCCCAAATTTAAATTTGGTGCAAGCGATCTTGTAGTGAAAAATTGATTTTTGATAGCGCTTAAGTGGCTATCGAAACTTCGGCTTTGGACTCGTTTATTTTAGTTTGAAGAGTATCTGCTTCAAACTCGTTGGCAATGATCTGCTTTATAATATCCTGGATTTTTCTATTAATTTCAATCATCCTGATATTATGCTTCCCGTCCTTCAGATGCTCTTGTTGCCACTCTAGTTCCAAGGACCGTTTCGTATTGTATAGGTCTTCGGTCATCTGTAACCTCCTCATAGGTTATCCATTTACCTCGTTTAGTAGTAAATCCATCAGACTCGAACTTTACCTCATTTTTTCCTAGTTTGTCAAGGATAGATTTTTCAATACCTATAGCTGTATCTTCAGACTTAACTGTAAAATCAGCATAATAGCCATGATATCGAATCTGTATTCGGAAGTTTTTCATATTTCTCACCTTAAAAAGCAAATGAGGCGGTTTTGAGGCCGCCTCATTTAAATTGTTTATTGATTACGCACCAGCGGATCCGTAGATACCACGCCAGTCAGATGCGCCAAAGACGTATCTTGTTCTAGCTTTATATCTTACGTTGCCAGTATCGAAATCACCTTCCATTGAAGTTTTCAACGGTGCTCTATCGAAGTGTTTAAGTCCGTTAGGAACATCTGTGATAAGGAACCACGCGTCAGTATCAGTTAAGTAATTGTTCACATGATATCCTTCAGGAACAACTCCTAATGATTTAACGGGGTTGATGTCATTATCAGCAGTACCGATTCTACCTTGAGATTTCATCAATCTCTCAGCAGCAAATTGTACGTTTACAGGAATAATCATTTTCCTTGCAGTCGCAGCAATTTTCAGACCACGTTCATCTTTGAAATTAGCAATATCTATAATTGCTGTTTCAAGTGATGTTTCGTTAAGATCTGCGGCAGTTGAAATCACGTTTCTTTGGTCACCAGAAAGCGTTGGGTGATTAGTCGTAATAAGAACTTTACCGTCACCATAAGTTGGGTTGGTAGCGGAATAAAATCCATTATTAAGAATTTTAGCACCTTTCGTATTCTTAGTAGTTGCCATAGAACGTGCCAAAGCTTTTGTGTATCTAGAAGCTAGTCTATCGTAGAGGTTATCTTCGATAGCTTCTTCCGTGATTGCGAAAGCTAATGCTATTGTTTCCATCGTATAACGTGCCGTGTAAGTTTCCTGAGCTTCGTCGTAGCTTACGCCTTGACCTTCAGGTTTTACAGCAGCATCGCCAAATCCGGACAGCATTACTTCTTCTTCAAAAGCCCTGTCAGAAGATTCTGTTACAAAAATCTCCTTCGTTTGGTCGGCGTATTGTTTATATTCAAGTCCAAATAGTGCATTCAGACCTGGTTCTAGTTCTTTGACTAGCTGTGCTCTTGATATTGCCATGTCGTTATGCTCCTATGTTGTAGCCTTCGTGACTCTAGCATAGTAAATACTTTCATTAAGTCTTACTATCCAGTTCGCGTTAGCTGAACTTGTATCGCTGTTATTTGGATCTTCGCTTAAACGAATCAATCTAACCATAGCAGTGCTACTTAGTGAAGTACCGCTAATTTCTTCTTTAGAATGTCCGTTAATCGTAGAACCGGCAGCGTATGTACCCAATTCAGCTAAATTTCCCATATCAGATTGAGTTAAAGTACCCGAACTCTGAACTTCGAAAAGTTGTTGAGGGTTATCATAAACAAACGCATCTATTTTCCCTTGAGTAATGTTAATTGACCCAGGGTAGTAGTTTTTCCATGTAGGTTTCTGAGTTGTTGGGTCGTTATAGAAACAGCCATTGAAAGCTCCGATGTTGTTTAATTGTCCAACAGCAGAGGCATCGATATATCCAGCAACAGAAGTGGTTCCACCACCGCCTGCTTGAGTATCTCCAGTTTGACACATGTCGCCTTGATAAATCGCGCCGGCATAACTGTCCTGGATTTCGTACTTGGATGTACCTTGTGTTTCATAGCTTGATCCCATGCCACCCACAGCCCGAAAGCCGAATGGAGCGTCTTGGTTTGCCATAGTTTGTTCTCCTTGTCCATAGTTTTACCTATAGACGGTTAAATAAAATCGATGATAGGGAATTGGTTGTTATCCCGAGAAAGACTAATCTTTCTTTGTACCACCGAAGGTTACGCGAGATTGCCTGTCCTGTTGGATAGGCATACTCTTATGCTGTTCCCTTTTAAGATCATATTCTAAAGCCTCGTTTTTCTCTTTTGTTTGTTGAGCAAAATACTCATTGCGAGAATCTACGATCTCTTCAGGCACCCTAGACAACACTAGGCCACCATGGCCGATGATACCTGCATATTTTCCTTCTTTGTAGGAAGGAAACTGACCGTCTGGATATTCATCAGCTCTCACTAATTCATATCCTTCTCTAAGTCGACCTTGAATGTTTTTTGTATCATCCAAGCCCATTGACTCAGCTCTTAGCCATCTATGCTTAAAGCCTTTTGGGGCTTCAGGTGCATCTAACGATGATGATGGAGTCCATACTTTTGGTCTTTCAGTTTTAGACCTTGTCTGACTCGCGCGAGGGGTTTTATTGGTTTGTTTTTCCATATGCTTAAGCCTCCTTCACGATTAATTGTTTTGCATACTCTTCGAGTGGCACGCCTAATTTTCGTGCAATGTGCACTTGTGAAGACGTGAGTTTCACTTGTTTGCGACCAGTTTTCACACTTCGTCTTACGGAAGCAACCGTCTGAGCGGGTTTGGTCGTAGTAGTTTCACTTTTACCAAATTTATGCGGAAAGTCAACCTTAATTCTTTTGTCGATTTCTACATAGTATTCATTGGATTTAGGATCGAAACCCTCTTTCTCAACTAAATCTTTATGAATCTCGAACGCAGTAAATGTCATAGCTCGATCTTTACCGAACCATGAGTTTTTGTTTGCCCAGTCTTCAGCTTTTTCATCCACTTGTGGAAGGGTCGGCGTTTGTGCCGGCGTTCCGGGTTGATAGGCTGGAGTTTGGGGTTCTTCTTTTGCGTAGGATTCCCTTCGTGTCTTTTCAGAATCAATGCTCCTAGCATCACTCGTTAACGCACTTAACTCCGTTTGTGCCTCCACTTGTTTTGCTGTATCGCCACCTTCAATGGCTGCTGCTAATTTTCCTTTAACGGCATCCAATTGGCTCTTGATCCTTGCTTCTGAATCTTTCAGATACGTGGAATCTAATTTTGAATATTTAGCTTCCCATGCTTTTCGTTTCTCTTCTACACTTTGTGCGTAGTGAACCGCAGCATCTTTTTGACGTTCTGCTTCTCTCCATTTTCTTGTAAGCTTAGAAATCCGTTTCTGGACCCCTTCACTGTACTCTTCTAGTTTTTCGTCTTGTTTTTTTTCAGGTTTGCTATCCTGAACATCAGGCTGCTCATCAGATTCCGCAGGTGCGTCATCGGACTTAACAGGCTCTTCAGTAGGTTTTTCATCCTTTTCCTTTTCTGGTTCCGGAGCAATTTCTGTTACAACTGCTTTGTCTTTTTCTTCTGGTAATTCGACCTCGGCACCCGGACCCGTTGTGTCAATGTCTACCGTTTTTTTATCTTCAGGCATAGTTCCTCCTATGGTTAATATTCATGCAAGAGATCCTCTGGATCCTTGATGGTTGCTAAAATCTCATCGTCATTTAGCATACGTACTTCTCCCCCTTCGATCTTGAACCGTGATCCCGCATAACGCGCAAAGATCACCCAATCACCTTTCTTGCACCACGGACCACGGTGATAACGTTCTTTATCCGCATAACAATCCGGTCCTAATTGCAACACTAAACCGCAAACAGTCCCTAACTGTTGACGTTCCAAAGCAGCTTCAGCAAGATGAATCCCGCCTTTTGTTTTGGTTTTAGGTTGAAAGGGTAAAACTAATATTCTCCATCCCGTTGGGTTTGGAAGCTTATTAGATTCAGGTGGTTTATTTCGGTTGGCTTCTGCTTCTTCAGCAGCTTTTTTTAATTCGGGTTCTAAAGCGAGTTTAAGTTTTGGGACTTCTTGGGTCTTTGTCGATTCTGATAACGTTTCCTTCATCTTCATAGTGCTCCTTTTTATTTAGCAGGTTGGATATTTCCTGAAGCACTGATTCCAGTGCAGCAATTTGTCCTGTAATATATTTGTATTTATCAAAGTTGTCAATAGCACCAGACGTTACTCCTAAAGATAACGCAGCAAGTTTCCTTTTAATCTCTCGCTGGAGAGTTAATACAAAATCAAATTCAGCCATTATTTCTTTTTCTTTTTTTTCTTCTTCTTTTTCCCTACAGGTTTACTTCCATAGGTATCTGTCCAATCACGCGCAATCTTGGGGTGATTCTTCCATAAATACTTTCTTTGCTTCTCTGATTTAAAAGGCATTATTTCTTCCTGAATCGTTTCATTTTTAACTTCTTTAAATATTCTTTTGTTAACTTTCGACCTAACGTAGGTTTAACTTTATCAATTACTTTAATAGGCTTTTTCATTTCTTTTTAGGTCCACCATTCCTGAACACTTGTGTTCCTTTTATTCCAAAAATACTCGCTACGACGGTAATCCACAAAGTTTGGAACCATATCGGCAGTGAGCCAAAATGATGAAAGAAGAGTTCTATCTTTGCCATCATTTCCGGATCGTCACTGAAGACTCCCCAGGCGAGCACGATGATCGGCGCCGAAAGAATCAAAAGAACGAATTCGTCTTTTAGATCGTTTTGCCGGGCTTCTAAAAGCTTGCCCTGGTAAGATTCCTCTCCTCGGGCCATACGTTCTGCATGAAGCAGAGCCGCATCCGACATCGCCATTTTTGTTCTTTGTTTATTCGAATAGACTTTAGCTCCTGCTTGAAGAGCCATTTTTGCTAATCCAAACCACATATTAGAACCAGGTTGCTGTTTGTTTTCTCGCTTTGCCGGTTCCTTTTACAGTGACCTTCTCACCTTGAGCAATATAAGATCCTTTTGCTCTGTAACTTGTCTTGCCCCGTGGGTCAATATGCAAGTTCTGAGAAGGGATCGGTAAGCTCGCAGTTTTTCCTAATGGTGCTTTTTTTATTGTCATAATTCCTCCTGTTATAGACTACCTTCGTGGACCTTTCAAGGTCTTAACGTCAGCTCGTTTCATTCGATCTGAAGTCAGTTTAGTTTCAGCAGACATTACCGATTTGGTAATGGCTGTATCAGCTCTCAATTGAGCTAAATCTTCATTTTGTTCTAATTTTTCTTCTGTGAGATCTCTATTTTGAACTAATTTAGCTTTATCCAAATTAATTCTCGCTGTTGTCTCTTCTTCTTTTCTTTGATTTTCCATAGCCTTCAAATC